AAAAGAGTTACAAACTCCTAAAACCCCGGTTTAACCCCCGGAGTAAAATAAATCGCACTAAACACACTACTTGATCAGGATCACTGGATATAGAGGCAAAACAACCTCATCCAGTAAACTTATGAACTTGCCAGTTCATCAAATATCAAGCCATAACAAGAAGCGTAAAATGGGCAGTACCACTGGTAGTTTCACTACATTCCCCATTATCCTGTTAGGTTTTGAACATGGATAGCGCAAAATGAGGTTAACACACCAACCTCAAGGTCTTCAATGGTTATAGTCGTTTGACCGACTTGATCGCATTTATGCCAACGCAGCATAATAAGGGGCAAAGCGTATGTAAGTTAACATAGCAGCCCCAGTATTGCCGGTTGTAGTAAAAGTCAGATTAGCTGGAGTAGTAGCATTTGTGCCGGTAACTACAAGATAGCAAGACCTAGCGCCAGAAGTGGCAGCAGTAGGTATTTGGGCATTGTTAAAAGCAGTAAAAGCAGCTCCATTTGCAGCTACAAAATTAATACCAGCAAGGGTGGCAGCTGAACTAATAACGACATCAACTATCCAAACACCATTAACCAAAAAGTTTAAGGTGTTATTATCAGCTTGCACAAGCCATGCCCTATCAGTCAAAGCTTGCGTGTATGAAGTGGCAAAGACATTATCAGTACCACTAACACCACTAACTTTGGCTGATAACCCTTCAAAAGGGTCAAATTGTTGTTGATTAATCAAGGTAACGTCATATTCAACATACATTTCACCAAGGTAACCAGCAGCAGCATCTTGAGTCATAACATACAAATTACCAACATCAGTCGTATTATCGACCGGGGTAGAGGCATTTCTAATAAGAAGCTTACCCATGTTATGCAAATTGAGAAACCTCTTGGGACAGTTGTAAATAATACCATCTGACCAAGGGACACCAGCAACGTACGGTCTGTATTCAGCCATAGCCAATTTATTGGGAGGCGCTGAATCAGCAGTATCAAAATCAATAGCAATACCCACGGTACCACCGGCACCTGAAGCGCAGTTAGGTTTGTAAACAATCTGCAAGCTATTGAATCGACAATACTCCCAGGCTGGAGCAATAGATGATAACCATGGGAACATAATTGAATCCCCAGGATTAACATGGTACGTTATTAAGGCAAAAGCGGTAGAGGTGGGTCTAAGGTCACCTATATACTCGCATTTGGTTATCCTCGTAGTTTGTTGAGCATCTCCAAACTGCCTATAAGTGCCACCATAAGCAGCAGCAGCACTAGAATAAGACAAAGAAGAAGGATTAACAATCGCGTTTTGACGGATAACTTTAGATTTAGACCCAATCTTCTTCTTGCCCTTTTGATTCTTAGGCTTAGCCTTACCATTCTTTGGCATAGAAACGGCTTTCGAGTTTCTTAATTGATCACCCTTCTTAGCCAAAATTTTCTTCTGCTCTTTGGTCTTACTGTCGTAAAGTGGGTTACGGTCAATTAATTCTTTAGTCGTATAATGTTGGGTTGGCCGCGAGTCTTTAACTACACGAGAATAAATATCCTTATCAGGTATAAGGCCTTTATTATAGGCTTTAGTCTTCTTATTATTATAAGAAACTTTATAACCACTATCCAACTTATTACGAATAATATTGTGTGTCTCTTCTCTTCTTAGTCCTCCTAAAAGTCCTGCAATCATATAACTATTAAATACGATCTAAGCTATTAAAGCCCCCAGGTCGCTACATCTGCATTTCAAGAATTGGGGCTACGAGGATTTTATTCAAGATCCTTCTCTAAAAGATGCATGAGAGTGGCGTCATAAACGACTGTACCACCCCAATTACCTTTAAGGGTTTTAGCCAAACGTTCCTCAAGTTCAACGAAAGAACCTATCGGCAAGCCATACACCTCTTCAATAATATTGAATGTATCAGGTGTGCTCACCAGCTCCTTGTGACTCATCTCTTCCATGAGGAAACCACCATAATCTATTTTAAGATCGGTAGGTCGACGTTTGATTATTTTCTCAGCTATCAAAGGTGCAGCATAATCACCAACCTTCCTAAGAAGTGGTATATGGCTCCATATTATACTGCGCTGTTTTGAAGTTTCTGCAAGCCATGATTCAGGATCATAGCCTTGTTTCATCCGATAGGTAAAAGCTTTAACAAAGGCTTTGCCTATAGATGGTATATGTGTAAGTGATGTGCGGTTTCTTGCTTTAAGTACAGGGGCAAAGAAACCAGAGTAGAAACGCGCCGCGTTCCAAATATCCCTATATTTAATTTCAGGATCAAGTCCAAGGTCATGTAGCATATCAAAAGCTTTAGCTACCTTGTCCTTATCCGAGATATAATGGTAAACAACAGCATCATCACCACCAACTAAAACAAAATATTTTTCAACTTTATGTCTATACAAACAATGCTTTAGTAGTGTACTATAAACCAGGGTGTTACCAACTGACGTGTTGGCACAACCAGATTCACGACAATTTTTCATAAAGAATTTTAACTTCCCGTTCTTATAATCACATTCACATTTACTCTTACCATACAACCCTTGACATACATTAAGTGGCACACCAGATTCACGAACTAAAACTGACTCAAGCGCGACATTATAACCGCACATAGTAGCTTCACAAGCACGTAAGTCAGCTTCGTGTGCAACTCTATCAACCTCATTGGGTAAATAGTGATTTAAGCCTGCATTCAAGGCATCACCAAGGGATGATGGGTTATAACCACAAGCAAACAAGAAGGGTGTGGAAGTCCCTCTCATGCGGCGGTTCAACATTTTCTTAAGAGCGTACATATACGGCCCTGTTTCGGCATAATGCAAGTCGTCTTTCGGAAAATAGGCTCTAGGTTTACCTGATTTATCAATATGAGATAATTTAAGCGTCACCTCTTGTTTAACACTTGGTTTAGAGAGGTGATAGCGACTATCATCTTGCTTAACCAGAGCTCTATCAACCGATGATTTCTTATGAGTCGCGAGGTGCTTGTACCACGCAGGATAATGTTGAAGCATATTCAACTCAGTATCCAAAAAGTACTTACCATCAGCGATAATCTCACCCACATTGTCTTCCCAATACTGTAAATTAGGTAAGGGTACAGGTTTGAAGTACCTTTGCATCAAACCAGACAACATGTTACAACTGCAATTAGCATAGCTAACAACATCAATGCCATCAACTTTCAGAAACTGGCAAATTGAGAGTTTTCGATCACCCAAAACACTACAACCACAATCATAATCCATTGACTGTATGAAGGGTTTATGTATCCTCATCCAGTCTTGTCCATCATGTTGAACATTATGGCCTACAATATCGTTGAAACCTGGTAAAACAGGCAAATCAACGTGTTCCTTGACAAAAGGAAATGAGTTAAGAAACTCATAATAATCAGGCAAGTCCATCATTTGACAAGTTAATGGTGAATAGATGTATTTCGGGTTCAAAGTTACATTACTCTCTTTGGCTCTAAAGAGGGCGGAAGCCAAAACAATGGCACCAACGAGTGGCAAGCTCAACAGAGTAATAGGTTGATAAAGAGCCAAACCCACAGTAGCTGAAACAACAGCACCAAGTGAAACGCAAACGCGACCAACACGTGAATACGATTTCTTCCATAAATTAGGATTGTTGACGCAATAATCGTTCACATATGAATGATGCATAGCACCGAACTCAGCGGGCATAGTAGCAGTCAAAGCAGACGCAATAAGATGAGGTAAATATTCAGTAAAATATTTCTCATCAAAGAAGCCTTGTTTCGCTATCTGTTCGTTCCTCCATCTAAGCGCTCGTCCTTTCAATTCCATGACGATGCCAGCACGGTCTTTAACATCGACCAACATAGCCTGTTGGACCATTTTACAATAAAGATCAGTGGGAACCGAAAACTCAACAATATTATACCTAGCCACAAAACCAGACATGTCTCCTAAGGTGAATTTCACTTTGTCCAACAACTTACTCATAAAGCCAGCGTTCTTGTCAGGAGCATTTAGTTCCCAAGAAACCAAATGGGTCATCTTTTCGAGAGATTCAAAAGGTTCATTGAGTAGTTTGTGGTTGACAAGAGTGAAAACACCATATTCCATGGGACCCAATTTCTTTCTAAAACAATAATGGAGGTAACCATAAGGTGTGTACCATGTACGTACATTCAACCAATCCATTTGTTTAGACAAATATGTGTTCCCAGTATCTTCAGCACCCACCAAGACTCGATTAAACATCTTACCGTCTCTGTTCATGGTGGTCCAACGATATTCGCCATCATTAGTGACACCAGAATGTTTCAACATACGGTGAAACAAAACATGGTGTTCCTGGAGTGCATTCTGCGAACAGATATAAGCTATCTGAGCAACATCCATATAATAAAGGGCATCAACAGACATAGAAGTACTAGCATTTTTCATGTGTTCACAATCAAGTAAACCATGACTGCAAGAATTTAAAGGTCTTCTACGGTTGAGATCGTCGGCAGTTATGATGGGCATAAAGCACCATTTGGCATCATTTTCCAACCGAGCTGAACCAAAGATGTCGACGTATGAAACGGGGACACCTTTGTTTTCACAATGATTAACAATGTGATTTTCAACTAGTTTCTGTGCCATCCATCTAACAGCAGCGGACATAGGATGATCATGTGGTTCGCCAGTAACCATACATGGTTCAAAATTAAACCACTCTGTGAACTGCTTTGCCTGTTTAACGTTCAATTCAACGGGTATGTTCACAGTAGGGTAATGATGAAAAACGGATCCAGGTCGTGGTCCATAAACATCATCTAAACGATAGGCTTTCGCTTCAAAAGAAAGCTTCTTTTTGATCTTAGCCAATCTATTAAGCAACCATGTTTTCTTACCCCATTTAAAATCTTTGGCACGCTTCAGGGGTTCCTCTTGAATTAGAGGTTTAACCATTACTATCAACCCATTTTCGGGTTCAACTATGGACTCAATTAAGTCCTTTATCCTGTCATAATGACAATTGTAGAGGTGTTCGTATACGAAATAAGCAGGTGAAAAAGATTTCCAACACAAATTACATTCGACAGTGTCTTTAATATCATCAAAACTAAGCAATACATTCATTGCTTTAATTTCGCGAAGACATGTCTTGTGTGGTTCAACAATTTCATACGTACACCAAGAGCAACGCGTCACCTCACGAGTTTTAGGTGGTATGACAGCGATTTTAACATCTACAATGTCATTATGATCAGCATAAACATGTTTAATAGCAAACCTTGTATTCGTAAATACTCTGTCGCAATGATTACAACGACGGCGACCAGGTAATAACTCACTATCGAAAGCAATGTGGGAAAGAAGGAGATTTTCTACAAGCTTGCATTCTATGCAGTCGCGACCATCATCCTTACTACACACAAAACACATATGAGGGAAATTTGGGTCTTCCAAACGTACCTTACGTGGTTCGATAGTTTTTGATACAGGTAAAACCGGGTTACAAGCACGACAAACATCAGATCTCAAACCAGCACAAACAAGACATTTCTTTATAGGTTCGACTCTATAGACATCTACATTAGGTTGAGCTTTAACCTGCCACTTAGGTGGCGCGGCAGGTTTATTGTTTTCGTGGTTGATTCTTTTTGTTAGTTCATTACAAACGATTTTAGACATGTTAATATAGTAACGGGATTATTAAATTTAGTTTATACTCCTTATATATAAT